ACCTTCCCCTACATATTTAATTGGTGTTCCTTGTGGGAGTGCAATATCTCTTCCTTGGTGAAAAGAACTTGCTCCAGCCGTTGGTGCTGATCGTGAACCAAACTCAGATGTTACTGTTGCACCAGATTCTGGATTGAATACGATTTGGCCTTGTTGATTTTTAATGAACATAGGTACTTCATTTTGACCAACACGAAGTCCCAGCAGCGGAGCCTGAAGTGTTTGTGGGTCAATATATTTACCAGTAGCTCGATCTTTTACATATTGATGAATATGTGGACCAGTAGAGACACCTTCTGTGCCAACGTTACCAATAAATAGTTTTGGAAAAGCCATATTTTTATTTACTAGTCTAAAACAAAAAACCCGTAGCCACCTAAGTCAATAAAACGTTTTTTGTGTTATAGTTTTATTTTAACACAGAATGGAAAGATTAAATCCCCATACAGGAAAGCCATTTAAATATGGTGATAAGAGAGAAGATGGTTATTCTTTTACTGGTTACAACTACAAAGAATTAAGAAAAAATGGAACTTTTATTGAACTTTGGATGAGCCCCAAAAGGATAGAACGTAAAAGAAAATATGATAAAAAAAGAGCTGAGCATATTTCAAAAAAAAATCATGACTGGATGAAGGAATTAAAAGTTAAAGCAGGATGTGCATGCTGCGGTTACAACACACACTCAGAAGGTTTAGATTTTGATCATTTGTCTGATAAAAAATTTAACGTCGGAAGAGGTGGAGCATATAGTAAAAAACGTTTAGAAAAAGAAATTAAAAAATGTCAAATTCTTTGTGGTACTTGCCACCATATAAAAACTCGTAATCTTTTAAAATTTAATGATCTAATAAAAAAGGAGGGTAATAACCTCCTTTTAAAAGCTATGGTGTAATGTTTAAACCCTAATCAAATTAGCAGCAAATACCGCTGGCCAATCTACTCTTTTGATAGCTTTAAGTTGCTCCAAGTTGTTAAATCTTTCACCCGATAAGGATGTCTGAAGATCTTTAATTTCTTTAGCAGTCTTAAGACCAATACCCTTGATATGATCAGCGATCATTTGGGGAGTAGCACCATTAATATTCAAACGAGTATCAGGAGGAAAAGTACGTGGCTCCTCTTGAGAAGCTTTGTCTTTTACTCGAAGTGTTTGAACCTTTTTAGTGGCTTCTTGATCAGGATTTAATTCTGCCTTATAGGCAGTAAAAAGGCGACCATCTTGATCTTCAACCATGAACCAATCGCCATTATCAAATTCGCTAATAACCTTGACGCGAGCGCCTGTTTTTCTGTGCTGATAAAGCATAAGTACCAGAAGTAGTATCTGGTACTTACTTTAGCCTATTTAGCTGACAGTGCGACCAGTTAGGTAACCATCAATATCTTCGTATCCAGGAGCCACATCAGGTTGGATGTAGCACACTTCAACAACAAGATAGCCAACACGACCAGCAGACGAATCACCACTAGAAATGTAGTAACCACCAGAAGTAGTTGTGCTGTTTGCAGTTTCTTTTGCAAATACCTTAAGCGTGGTAGATGCAGTTGCAAGATAGTTAAGCTGACCAGGACCAACGCCAGTAGCACCAGTGGTGGTGACAAGGAAAGGGTTGGTGCTATAAGCAGCAGAACCAGCAGCAAAGAAGATTTCACCAGCTTGACTACCAGAGGTAGTAGAAGCTAGGTTGGCTTGAATAGTACCTTCACCAGCACCAGAGGCGGCGGTAGGGACAGTACTATTAAGACGACCAAAGGAAATCACGTTACCGGTAGCAGCATATACGCCAGATGCTACACGACCATCACCCCAGCCAGAGGCCACGGAAATGGTTGCGCGATACACATAAGCAGGCAGGGTTGAGCTACCAGAGATTACCATACCGGTGATATCAGTACGGGTATCATCTTGACGATAAGGTGAAGGAACAATCACGCTATCGCTTGCAGAAACACCAGCACCAGAAGTGGTGGTGACAGCAACATAACCACGTTGTTGGAAGTAACGGTAACCAGGGATGGCCAACACGCAAGTAGGGCCACCTTTAGAACCATCATTGGTACCATCCACAGGGTTGGCATCAATGTTTTTATACCAGCCATTCAAGGGCTCTGCCCAGTTGCCAGGATAAATTTTCTTAGCAGACAAGTAAGTCATCTATTTCTCCTATAGTTTTATTTATAAATATCAGATGTTACCATCATCAGAGACAAAGCTAAAGCCGGTGGTAACAAAGTCCTTATTAAGGATTTCAAAACCAGCGTACAGTTGCCAGATCAAGATGATAAAACGGCTGAAGTCATCGTTATTGTTGATGAGCACTTGAGCGTTAGGACCACCAATACCAACACCAATTGCTTGAGGACCAAAGAAGTAACCTTGGGCAACTTCTTGTGAAGCATAAGTAGAAGCGTTGAAGGTAGCCGAGATGCTCTTGGTGGGGAAGTTAGTTGATTCAAAGAACTTCACACCTTCAAACTGAACACCAGTAGGCATTACAGGTTCACCAGCAAGGAAATAACCTTGACCGGCTTGTGGACCCATGTAGAAGCTGGCGTTGTTAGGCATCGCAGGGTTGCCCATGTACATCCCCTGACCAGGATTGCCTGCATAACGAGCAATCTCACGGAAGTCAGGATCACGACGCAAGTGCATCATGAATGTAGGATCGCAAATACAACGATACAGACCATCAGAATAGGTCGGTACGTTGCGCTTACGCAAGTCCTTAACTACGTTTAGAAGGTCAGTACGTACTTGGAACTGTTGTACTTCAGCAGCATATTCAGTAGCAGTATAAGAAATACTACCGTTAGCAGCTTTGGTTTTATTACCAGCGAAGTAGTAACCACCTTGAGTGGTATCAGCTTTACCATTGGCTTCTGCTTTAGAAAGCTCGTCAATAAAGACGCGGTCGCGCCAACGACGATAGTCATCAAGCAGCGTCAGGCTACCAATTGACTGGTGGAACATATTAAGATTACCAGTGTCCAGCAACATGCGCTGGGCGGTAATCAGAGTTTCACGAGCAATCTTAAAGGTAGAAGGTTGAGTAGGATCGCCGGGGTCAGCAGGACCAGTGTATTCCTTTAACACAACAAGGACTTTTTCCTTGGTGATGTTACGGCTGTTAGCAGTACCAATTGTTTGGTCAGCAATACGCTCGCGGCTATCCTTAGTACCAGGAGTACCCCAGAACTTATAGCGATCAAGCTGAACAGTTTGACCAGGTTGACGAGTAAAGTCGTGGACAACCACGGGCTCTACTGCCATTTCAGAAATGTAAGCTGGGTGAGGACGGTAAAGTTCTGCACCAAGAATTTTAGGAAAATCGTTCTCCTGATCTCTAGTCTCTTAGAGGGGTGGACTATCTCTTCACCCACGTGGGGTGCCGGACGCTAAATCTGGTATTACGTAACAAGAGCGTGTTACACCCAGTAGTCTCTGCACGTTCCAACTACGAACTTAGTTGGCTTCGCTCAGGATTGCCCTCGACTTTACGTTAGGGTTTCCCTGAATTCATCCGGTTTTCACTCATCGATTGCTCGGTGAGGTGACAACGCTGAGCGTTCAGTTAAGGTATGCTATGCTTTGGAAAACGTTTCATGAACAACATGAATCCAAAACTTGTCCCTGGATTTGGTAATCTTTACTTAACGGAAGAAGGAATTGCTTTTGAAAAACGACTTGATCCCGATAATCAAGAATATTTTCAAAAAATTCCAATTCGTTCAACCAGTGTTTATGACCGTATCTCAGTTCTTGTTAATGGGAAGAAAAAGCGTTTTAATCTTCATATCTTGATGGCAATTTTGTTCTTAGGGCTAGATCTTAATTCACATGGAACTAACAACTTTTCCTTACAAGTTGATCACAAAGATAATAACAAGAGAAATAATCGACTTGATAATCTTGAGATCGTTACCAAACAAGAAAATTTAACAAGAGCTTGGGAAACCGGCTGTTATAGAAACAATGGTTTTGCTAGCAAAGGGAAGTCAAAGCCTACTTTAAGAAAGTTTTCTTCAACTGATGTGAATCAAATCAAATCTTTAAAAGAAGCTGGTCTTTCTTATAGAAAGATTGCTGAAAAGTTTGATTGTAATCACGGAACTATTTACCAAATCTTAAAAGGACATACCTATCAGGATCTGAACTAGCTATCAATAAACACTTTGGTTTATCCTCCAGTGCTTGTTTTTTCTATCGGGTGGAAGATTCAGCTTGTGCTGTATCTAACATAAATTGTAGCAGTGGATAATTTTAG